CTTTTACGTTTGCAGGAGTTGTATACGTACCAGAACCAGAAGTAAAAACTTGAACCGTATGGGCGATAGACGTTAAACCAGTGCCGCCAGACGCAACAGGCAAAGCGGTTGATAGTGTGACTGCGCCGGTTACGCCAAGAGTGCCGGAAACATCTAATTTATACGCCGGAGTTGCAGTCCCAATTCCCACGTTGCCGCTACTGGTGGCAAAGTTAGCGCCAATTGTCGAACTTAACGAAGTAAACGCGCCCGTCGATGGCGTAGTAGCGCCCACAGTGCCGTTAAAAGCACCACCAGTTACCGTAAGCCCTGCTACAGAAGTAGTTGTATTGCCAAGGTATAGGGCAGTGCTTCCCAGTGTAATTGCGGTGGAAAAATTAGTATCAAGCTGCGATAAAGGAATAGAACTTGTCGCGGTAGCAAAAATGTTTGGAACGGCCATATTAAAACCTCACTCGTAGTTCTTGTTCAAATTCAAATGTATTAACCACAAACGGAGGCGAACTGCTCGTCATAGTTAAACCAAGATATTTACCGTATTGTTGCGCGTCAGATTTATATAAAAAGTATCCAGTTGTATAATTCCAATAAATGATTACTGAACTATTATTCGTCCAATTAATAATTGCGCTAGAGTTATTGATCCAATCTATAGCATTAGTTAATGCATATGATGGGCTAGAGTCATTTTCAGAATCAACGGTTACATTAAGTGTTGCCGCATTAGTAATGGTCGCTTCAATTGCAAACTTCAATGCTTGTTTAGTCCGAATAGGATCACCCATCGGGTTTAAAGAAGTTTGAATAGTTGAATTCACATTTGCTGATGCATTTCCATACAATTTATATAGTGCTTTTGCATCTACCCCATACAAGTTGATAACGCCTTGGAATGGTGTTGATGCGACGTAATCAATTGCGTCTCCCTGGCTGGTAAAAAACCATTTTTTCTCAAAAAATACAGCTTGGACATACCGGCTGCCACCGAAATAATTTTGTTTAAAATTAAACGCAGCGCACAGCAGGTTATTTAAAAGGACTTGACCGGAGGTAATCGGATAGGAAAAGTCGATATATGGGAATACACCGTCCAATGGGTCTGACAGTTTAGTGGTTGTAGATCCGACGAGCGCATAGATTCCATAGTCATTTATGAACAATATAGATCGAAAATAAGGAAATATCCCCTGTGGCCTTTTGCTGCCAACAGATGCAGATACGTTAGTATTGGTGAATAATGAATTGCCAGTAGAATCAACTCTTACATCAGAGAATACGTTAATACTGTTATCGCCAAATATATATAAAAAGTTATTAGCAGATATGATCTGTTGAATATTGCCATGCAAGGTCGCATCGGTAAGTGTTATAGTTCCCGCTGATACGCTAGTAAAATCATTGTATGAACTAGCTGCGCTATAGGCCACAGTACGCCCAAAAGACACCCATACCCGTCCAGAAAACGAGGATATGCCAGAGTTAGTTGCGCTATTTATAATTCCGGTAGCAGTAGCGTTTGCTCCAGCACCACCAGTAATAGTCACCGTTAAATTGGCACTATTAGTATAACCAGAGCCTGGATTGGTCATTATTATTGTATTTACCTGATTGCCGGCAACAATAGCCGTGCCAGTTGCTCCGCTGCCGCCTCCACCAGATATTGTTACTATAGTATTGGCTGCATTGGTATAGCCTGAACCTGGATTGGTAATCAGGCAAGATACCGTTCCAGTGGCAAAGGTAATCAGACCCCCAACCAAGTTTGCCCCTGAACCGGCCCCTCCAGAAACAGTTATAGTCGGGGCAGAGTTATAACCTGTTCCGGCTTCAGTAATGGTTATTGAAGTTATACCGCCGCTAGCAACAGTAACTTCTGCTTGGGCTTGGACTCCATTAGCGTCGTTTGGAGAGCTTATTACGACGGTTGGGGCAGACGTATACCCAGTTCCAATATTTACTGCACCTATTGGGCCTACTGACCCTACAAATACAGTATTGTTTCCATTCCATGTAAAGTATCCCTTAGATGGATCTGCGATTAAAAGACGTTCATCTTTCCATTGGCTGGTTTGTACGCCAGAATTTGAAAATGTTCCCGTAATGGCAACATTCCCTTTTGTAGAACTTGTTAAATTAAAAAATTCTGCTCGACCATTATCTTCAAAGGCAATGACGTAATCAGAATTGTTTATATTTGCGCTGGTTAAATAAACTACAGTATTGGCAAAAGTAACGGCAGCATTTCCAGAATCAAGGACAGTTCCCCTCGATGGCGTTATCTTTAAATTGCCAGATCCTACTGGTTGCGCGTTTTCTAGCCAGGAAAATTCTTCTGCATCAATAGAAGTCCTATTGGCTTTAGTATTAACGCCCTTGAATTGCTTTATTACATTGTAAGATTTCTTTTGCTCTGCCGCAGCCATATCATTATTAAGAACTATATGGTGTAGGAAGCCTTCTGGTATATGTGCTAGCCAATACCGATTGGGCTTGCCTTACATATTCTTGTTTAAATATTTCGGATTCACCATAAGACTGTTCTTTAAACTTGGCCTTATAGCAAGCGTAGAAAGCTACCGGAGTAGTCCACGGGTCAGGTATTTCATCTACATCTGTGCTGGAAACAAGCGGGGTAGGCATGATAACCGTGTCTAGTTCCATAACATAAACTTGATCTGGATACGGCCCAAGGTAAAAACTGGTAGGGCCATACATAGAAAATGCTATAGGTCTGCCGCTGTAGTTTTGCCAAAAACGTAGTTGGGCGTTGAAATCAGACCACGCCATATAGCGCAGAGGAACCCTGCTATTGCCCCAAATAATATTGATATTAAGAATGTCCATCGTATACGCAGCGTTAGGAAGCGTACTAAATTGATAGACTTCTTGATCGGTTACTGTAGCGGAAGTTTGATACGTGCGAAGGCAGCCAGTATCGCGCACCAACCTTAGTCGTGCGCTATTTATATAATCCGTTAATTCTGTATCAGTCCAAAAGTTTGCATTTGCATCATGCAAAAGTCTCCTACATTCCGTTATGTAGCCGCCGAGAGTTTGTGACATTTATATCCCATGTTAATTGATGGATAAAACTTTCCCCTCACCTTTTTTTGGAGGCAAGGGTACTCGCTCTACCATCGGGGATAAAAGATGGTTCTTTTTAGGCTGTTCTTGGTTTATCTCAAACTTCTCCAGAATTTTAAGTCCTTCTGGTATGTCGTTGGTTGTTTTGATAATTCCAAGACTTGCCATGTGAGGCTCTTTGTTAATTACTCCATACCCGAATATATGACGAGCGCAATCCTCAGAAACAGAAATAGTTTCATTAGACGGAAACTTCAACTCTTTAAATTCATACTGAACAATAAGAGGTTTATCCGTTTTGTTCGTCACATATACTGTGGTCATTAGAAACTTACCACATCGCCATACACGCGAATATCAACCGTTCCCGAGGCAACGGCAGTATTAATATTTACAAACAAACACTGGTTAGTAAAACCATTAACTGTCGTATTAGCCCCAAATCCCGCCGCAATTGTCAAATCTTGCCACCGTTGACCAGTAGTAAGATTAGACAAAACTACGTTTGCAACAACAGCATTTGCTGTTGCTACGCTGCCAGTGCTGGAGATTGTAACGGCAATATTTCCAGTAGATACATCTGCATTAGCATTTTGAACCGTAATGCGACGAATAATAACTTGGCCTGAAGTGCTTGCCGCATTACCCGCAGTTAGTCCTCCCCTAAGAAACGGAATAGAAATAACTGCGTTACCAGCAGTTGCAAGCGAAGCACCTGTTATTGTCGCAATAGCATAATTGCCAAATTTGTCAGGATAATTTGACGACACTGAATCGGCGCTAGACATTTAACTCTCCTTACGAGTTGTACGTGCCACTAACAGCTTGGCCGCCATTGACGGTAATAAGGGTTACGGTAGTATTTGCATTGACAGCTTTTGCCCCGACATTAGTGCCATCCGAAACAAAGTAACCACCAGTGTTATTAGCAATCATTACTCCCCACGAAGATCCATCATACATAACGATGGTGACGTTTGCTTGCGCGTTAATTTGATACGCGCCAGCAACAACAACTGTTCCATTTCCGCTAGTAACAGCAGAAACAGTAGTTGTTTGAAGGTATGCAGCCGCTGTATTAGTAGTAGTGCCAGAAACAAGAATTTTATTTAAGCCGAGTGCCATGACTATTTCTCCTTAGATAGACAGTGAGTTATAGCCCGACACGACGGTCATTGACTTAGGTTTGGTGTTCACCAATTCGGCAATCATCAAAACTGCGCCAACATAACCAATCTGCCAGTTCGGAAGAGTAGACTCAAATCCAGTAAACACAAACGAACCTTGGTCGTGAATATACAACGATAGGTAGTTAGTATTCAAAAGATACAGAGTTCCTTCGGGGCAGTACGGATCGGGATAAATCGGAACGCCGGCAACCATCAATGCGCGGAAAGCTGCCTGGGGGCCATTGCCATCTGCATCAAATCCAGATCCTGGAGTGATGACATATTGCTCTTGGCCGACATAATCTTGCGCTAGCAACGTCCAGGTTCCAAATCCGCAAACGCCAAATGACGGAACTTCTGCGCCATTCTTAACCGTTCCACTGATATATTGCAGGACGTTTTGACGCGTCGGATTAACCGAACCAGCGGCGTAGGCTTTAGATTGCCACCAAGAATAAGTAGAACGATTGATATTGCCATACGTTCCAGACGAGGAAACCGCAGCCGGCAAACCAATAAACTGTTGTGTATTAGTTGAATTGGTATACAGCGCGGTAGCCATTGCGTCCATCATTACGTTGGTCGCATCGTTCATCCGGGCTTCGATCAACGGGATAATCGCATGATCCTGCTGAACTGCGCCTTCCATTCCTAGAAACGGAACTGGAGCAATCATCAGTTTCAGGTTGAATTCCGCATTGTACGCGCCTTGCTGAACGGCTGGCTGAGCGAACGATCCGCTGTAATCCGACCATTGAGCGTTGACAAACTGCGAACCCTGAACAGGAACGGTTACCGAGGAAACACCGCCGGAGGCTTGCTGACTGTTAGCAATCAGGGCTGCCATCAAAGGTGTCGAGTTATAAAGTTGAACAACCAGCTTCGGAATAAACGCCCGTCGTGTGACGTACGTTAACTCGGTGTATTGAGTACTACCGGTCGCTGGAAGAATACCGCCGCCTATAGGCATGGTTTATCTCCGTATTAAAAAATATCCCCTAGTACTACTTAACCGAATGGACGCGGGTTTTTCCGCAATTCATTAAGTGCCTTTGCTGCCTCATCTCTAGCGCCCATAACCGGATTTTTCCAATATTTAGACAAGTCAAACTTGTTAATAACATTGGGGTTATAGCCACTTGGAGTCGGCACAGCGGATTGTTTCATCCACTGCCAATATTCTGCTGCTGATTCATGGTTGGTAATGCCTTTTTCAAGCATAACCTTTTCAACTTGTTCAATATCTTCTTCTCTGTCTATCAAGCCTTTTGTCATTAGCTTGTTACGTCTACGTCCAAGCTCTTCGACTGCTTCTTTTTCACGTAGACGATTTTCCAGTTGCTGAACCCGTTGTTCAGACTTTTTAAATGAGGCTTGAGTAGAATCCTCAATTTCCAGTTCTGGAATAGGCATATCCGGCCTACTGCGTTTTGTCAGTCGCAGAAAATCTTTGCGAGTAGCCGGATTCTCAGACAATTGACGAGCCAGCAATGCCAACTCATCTCGCGCCTCCATGCTCAAATCTTCTAGGCTCATAACTATCCCCTTTTACCTTAGATAACTTTTTTAGCAGTAATATTTTTCTCAAGCGACATTTTATTCTTGCTGAGTTTGCCAGCAGAATTAAGTCCACCAAATTCAGAAAATCTAGGAGTGTTACAAATTTGCCCGTTCATTTGATTATTATCAGTCGGACGACGGGGTGACGCTGCGCCTTTTGGCTTAAACAAGTCCATTATTATTCCTTACATTGGAGGTTGAGGAGGCATACCTGGAGGCATACCATTAGGAGGAGGCATACCGCCACCAGGAGGAGAAGCAGACATTCCAGGAATGGCCGGCGCTCCTGCCATTGCTTTACCTTCAGGCGTTGCCCCGCCAGCTTGAGGTAGGCTTTGTAACATCTGCATTATTTCTGCGTTTTGCAATTCTTTGGTTTTTTCTTTGCGCCCACCAAGGATGCTAGACATTTGGCGCAGCACTGAAAGAGCCTTCTGTCCTTCAGGCGATTCGCTACCCAAGGCTGGCAATGCTTGCTCTATCAAATCCATTGCCATAGAGATATTGATCTTTGCCGCTTCAATGTTACCCATCTTTGCTTCTGGAGTAGACATTGGCGCTGCCATCGGAGGAGCGTCACCAGTAGAAGGCGCACCCATTTCAGGCGTTTCCATATCTGGAGATTTAATTGATTCAGGGCCGCGACTGCCACCGCGTTGGCTTTTAATAATATCCATTAATTCGCTGGATGGTACGCTCATAATTTATTCCCTAATTATTCGCAGTATTAGTAAATACTCACTTACTTGTCAAGCAATAAATGTTACGGGGGGTATTTTTTAAAGTACCGCCCCCTTATGCGGCACTAATTCTTACGAATTACTTGCGACCTTTGCGACCTTTGCGAGCCATAATATTTCCTTTCAGCAAGCGGCCAATTATAAAAGGGAAATCAGCCATACCCTTCTTCTCTTTCGAGAAATTACTATCGGCGCGTCTTACGATTGCGTTTATTTGTTTTGAACATATTAATCTCCTTGTCAATATTCCCTGGTTGCTCGTTTATCCGGCCTTGCGGTCGGTTTAGCCATGCTTTTAATACCTTGAACCCTGTATTGCAACCGAGGCTGGCCTTTATCTAGGCTTTCAGTAGAAACTCTTGGTTGATCTGCTTTAGGTTGAACCGGTATTGGCATTATTCGTCTCCAACTGCTTTTAATTCTGGTTTGCCACCTTTAGGCTGCGGAGGAGGATTATTAGCTTCTTTTCGCTCCATCCTCTTAAGCCTGTCTTTTAGTTCCTGTTTCATTGGTGGTTCTAACAGATCCAGCAATGATTCTGTATCAATCGCCTTGGCTTTAAACAGATTAAATGCCAATGCTCTCAAATCTTCGGTAAATATAGGACTATTAGAGTGAGCATCCACTTTCACAACAAAGTCATTAGTAAACTGTTCTGATATGAATGGCTTGTTTTCAGTGTCTCTAAAATGAGTATTATCATAGACTTGCATTAACTTGAGATAAAGCGTCGCTACTTTCTCAAGAGAATCTTCTATTATCAATGCTCTCTTTTTAGCTCTACTGGAACCCAACCTAGCAAGCTGGCTAGCATGGCTAGCTGAACGAACTCCTGACTCGCCCTTGCCTTGCAGCACGTTACCAATGCCCGATGCCTCCTCGAACATGCGATCTATCTCGCGCAGAGTTTCGTAGAGATCCCTAGGCATTTCTGGGGCAAGGCGCTCTGCCTTTGCATTAGGCATATCGCTCGACAGAAGCCCACCAGCCCGATTAAGGGCAAAGTTCTTCTCATCTAAGATTCCGCTAAAGCCGGTAAGGGCTGTTGGCGGGTTTACTTGCTTGGTAAGAAGTTCTTGTATTTCTCCCATACGCTTATTTCGCATACCTTGAAGAAATATCAAGCGGCCAACTTCAGACTGACCCCAATAGTAATCGTATAACGGGCTAGGACAAACCTGGATGAAAGGTATCTCACCCTTCAAGAATACTGATTCGCCGGCCCTGTCATAAATGATAATGTCTGGATCTGCTGTGGTTACAACCTGATAATCTCCAGATTCGTCATTCCACAGCCATAGCTCCCGCATCTCTACGGTATCTTCAGCAACCCTGGCCTTGTATCGATTCATCCCATACAAGTCTAAATTGACGTTTCCGTAGATGCTTCCAGGATCTGAATTGTCTACCTGCGACATTAGAATCCTGTTTACGCCTTCTGGAATATCGCTTTGCGTAGCATGGTATCCAGCGGATAGCCGCTTTATTATCGCATCACGTTTAGGGTGCGAATAAAGTCTTGCCATCAAATCTGAACGAGTGATGTAATAGGTATGAACGATGGCTTCTTGACGATCCATGTAAGGAACGTCCTCGCGCAGCACGCCTATTGCCGATGGCTCTACAAGATACGGATGAATACCGTTATTGTATATAAGTTTTATAAATGTACTGTTGTAGACCAGCGACCAAGTAAGCGCAGTGCTAAATACCTGGTCTGCATTGCTATTCAGCCATTCGTCGTTCAGCGCCTGAGTAAGAACAGGAATTTTACTTTGTTCTGCCACATCAACTGATGCGCCTATGTTGATGCTAAACCGTGTAGTTTCTGCGGAATACAGGAATGAAGTTAACTGGTCTATATGCGGGAATATCTTGTTGAATAGTGCCGGCGTTTCTTCAGGGCCGCTTCCAAACAAATACCAAGAGCGCAGACTTGTGTAATCACCTTTGCGCTCGTCTTTTGACACATGACATTTCTGAATAAGGTCAAGATAAAATGACTCTCGTTCCACATGGTCGCTAGGAATACGCATTATTTCTTTATAGCCAAGTTCTCATGGTCAGGAATATAAGACGCAGATCGTGGGCCTGTCAAGTTACCATTTTGTTTAGGGTTAAACCCAACCTGCTCATCCCTTACCGGAGGGAACGCCTTGCCACCTAAAATATTGCCCATACTTAACTTTTTGCCGCCAGAATCGCCCCAAATAACAGAATCACCTGGGCGAGGTTCACGAGGTTGTTCAGACTGAGAAGATACGACCGGATTGTTCTTGGCTAGGTAGTTTGACTGAGATTCCCCCTCGCGGGTAGACTTAATATCGGTCATTTTGTAATCTGAAGCTAATTGCCTAAGCCTCTTATCATTCCTTTTAGTCTTAGCACTAACAAACCCAGGTGCTTTAAGAAATACCATCATCACGCCATCCAAGCATCCTTCTGGACACTCAGCTTTGGTTCCCTCAAAGTACCCATGCTCTGGACACTTATAATCATTTAATATGTTAGACATTTATCTTCCCCGTTAATTGTTCATCAATATTGTAATTAGAATAATCACTCTTATTACGTATTCCGGCTTTAATCCTTACACTGCCGTTAACAAACTCTATTGCCATACTTTTTGCCATCTTAGGCTTTGCTTCTTTTCTGTATTGAACAAATTTAGTTTTATCTCGGTTCTGCATTATTGATACTTCGCCGTTCTTCCAATTGGTATACGCCATGCTAACCCTGCGCTGAGTTTTCTCTGTCATTCGTTCTTCTTTGTGAACGAACACAACCAGTATGGTTTTCTTGGATAGGCCGCAGAGTTCAGCAAACAACTGAATAGATATTCCTCTGTTTTCGTCTTTAAGAAAATTATCCATGATCCGATAAAGTTCTTGTCTACCTATCACTGGTTGCATGGCAATGATTGATTCTTTTTCAAAAGAAAACAGTAGAACAACTCTGGAATTGCCTTTCCTTCTTGATTCAATTCAAATTTATATTGCCTGTATTCAGCGACATTAAATCCTGTTTTATTAAACAAACTTATCCACATCCTGTCACCCAATACGGAATAATGATTAGGATTATTTTCATGCTGCCTATCATCCATATTTGGCGCTGGAACCTCTACATACATGAATGCATTCGTTTTCAACAATCGGTTGAATTCCATCAATGAAAATATTGGGAATGGACTATGCTCCAAAGCATGTCTACACCAGATTAAATCAACACTATCATTGCCAAGTGGCAAATCGGAAAAGTCGCAACATAATGTTTCAAAGCCATCCTCTTCGCAAGCATTTGAATCTTCAGCATTTAATGTAACTCCAATTAAATTATTAAATCCTTTGTGTGTCATGTATTTTATAAATGCGCCCTGCCCACATCCAATGTCCAATATATGAGAATCCTTTTTTAAATCCATCATAGGGACAAACATATCAACCATTTGATGAATGATAGGCGTATGAAAATTAGGAGTATCAGGTTCAGAGTAAACGGTATTTAAAGCCTGTTTCAAATAACGCTCGAACTTATTTTTAAGTTCCATATACGCCTATCTTTTTAAGATAATTTCCCACGTTCTTATTCATCGCCTCACCCACCGGCTCATTGTGAATATCTTTCTTCCTAGACACATCTCTGGTTATTTTCATCTGTATAAGTCTAGGCTGCACTTGTTCAGCAAAAGCAGCGCAAGCCAAGGCGCTGGCAATGACACGATCATCTTTATTCCTGCCGGAAGCCTCAATGCTGCCGCCATCACGGACAATTGTCTTCATTTCATCCAGGGTATCTAAAGAATAGATAGCCAGCATCCCGCGCTCAAAGTAGTCTTTCATGTAGGCCAGCATCCGTTCTTTGGATGCGGTGGTAGTGAGCCAGCCTATAGAGTTGGTCGGCCCTCCCAATGAGTCCTGCCTACGCCAAAGGTAGTTGGTCATATGCCCTAAAACGTCCATCAGGCTTTTACCAAACTTGGTTCCCATATTGGCTGCCTGTCGTTTCAGGTTCCGCAGCTCGTTGATTACTGCCTGACCTGGGCCGTTGACCTCAAGATTCAGGGTTGAATTCTTGTATGCGCCGGCTATATGGGCAATAACCCAGGCAAATTGATAGGTATTCATTTCGCTGGTAGCAAACTCGCATACCTGTTCCATACCGTCTGCATAGCAACGGAATACCTGAATACAGAACCTGTCTGCCCAATCTGATGAGCCATAGGCCGGATCAGCGCCAATAACATAGTAGGCGGTATCCACAGGCTCTTCCCATACCTTTAGAGTCGCTAGGCGTTCGGTAGACTTCAGGCAGTCGGTATCATGGAAGTTAACCCCCATACTATAGCGATAGTAATCAGCCTCTATCTTCTTGGCTATCTTGTAGGCATCAGTGCAACGGGCTGTAGAGAAGAAACTGCTGCCGGAAAGAATGAAGGCGTAGTCCTCGGTGGGCGGGAACTCTTGATACATCAGGGATTCATCCTTGATACCTTCCAGCATCTTCCAGCGCCACCATGCCATCTGCCGGCTATTAATGTCTATGTTGTAAAGTTTCTTGATATCCCTCGTCCATTCCTTTTCCTCGCCGGTCAGTTTGCCATCCCAGTAGACCTTGTAGATTTGATTGTCGGCAGGGATTGAATAGAGTTCATTACGCCACCAGCCGCAGAAGATTGCATGTTGAGTCCTGGCTCGTTTGGCGGTGACATACATATCGTGAAACATATTGAACCCGCGGGCAGTAGATTCAAATATATACAATCTCTTGGGATTCGTTTCAGCAAGCGAGGCCAGCAGCGAGGCCAGCCCCTCCTCATCGCCCCATGACGAGGTCTCAGTCCCATGCAGGAAAGTAATGCCCTTGCCTCTGCCTAGCGTCCCCTTGGCGCGTAATCCTGCAACCTGATAGAAGATCCGGCTTCTGTTCTTCAGGGCCAGCGAATTACGGTTGTGGGATAAGACAGGTATCTTGTATTCCTTGGGCAGCCCTTCCATGTAGGCTGATAGCGTCCCACGGAACATATCCCTATTCTCCTCAGTATCCGTAACCAAGGTTCCATTCAGCCCTGCATTGACGTAGTGCCAATAAAGGTCGAGCGCCAGGGAAATAGTCGTTACCCCCAACTGCCGGCCTTTCAGGATAACGAAGAAATGCTTTTCCTCTGCCAATCCCTTTTCAATCTCATTCATTACATACGTCTGCGTTCCCAATAGATGATTAAGGTTCTGTAATCCTTGTTCCTTGGTTTCAATCTTTAACTGGGAGCAGAAGGCATAGAACTGTTTGAGGTTTAATTTCATTAATCATGTTCCACGTGAAACTTCTGTTTGCCAGGGCATAGTATTTCCATACTTACTTTTCATAAAAGCTATGCCTTGGTCGAAGAAGTCTCGGTTACTTGAAGTCTCGTTACCACCCAACCGAAAGCAATTGGTATGCAGTTTGCTACCTTTAAACTTGGGATACCACTGTTTGGCAAGGTTATACGCAATCCTGTCCGGCCCCCAATCACGAGAGTTATACGCCTGTGCCACATTGCGATAGCACTCAGTTCTCATTGCAACCGAGCCGGTAGGTGCAAAGTTCTTGCCTGGGGTATTCCATGAATAATGCTCCTCCCCCAAACATTCGCAAATGTCATCAAAGAGGAATTGCCCATCCTTGTCGTATACCGACATAAGGCTATATGCCCAATCATTACCATCTTCTATTATTTCAATCAATGACTTAACATGATTCGGCTTAAACCAATCGTCGTCTTGCAGCATGAACAAAACATCTTCATTAACAAGACAAGCGCCAGCAGCAAGTAACCTCCTGCCTTCTAATCCCTTGCCGCCAATCCTGGAAGGCCAGTAAGCCACATGAACACCATAATCTATGTATTTGGCAGCCAGATCCATAAACTGATCGTGAGACATTATTCCGTCCGTAGAGAGATATATCTGAACCGGATAAGTCTGTGCTTGCAAGCTACGCAAACATTGGTCTAACTCAATCCTGCCAATCGTAGGAACTAATACCGCAGCACTTAGATTCATAATTACATCAATGTCTGTTTCAAAGCCAACTTATAAGCATCTCGGTATGGACTATCTTTGTCAGCAGCTTCCTCTTCCCATACCTCTCTCAATTTGGATATATAAACAATGTCATGTGACATGCTGCGCCAGTAACGCAATAACTCTTTAAGCACAAAGCTATTGCCCATCGTAGCTTCATCTGGCGCTCTACCTTTCATCTTGCTAACCCTATATCAAGATATACGCCAAACCCTTACCCCGCCCTCTACCAGGACTTGTTTGGCAATAAACTTCATTCCCAATTCAATACCCTTCTTCTTGTTAATGCCACACATGGTATTAATCATTGATGCGCGTTCACTCTTTACCAGGAATGAATCGCCTATCTCCATCTCATTATACGGATACTTGTTTGCAGTTATGCGTGTTACCGGCATATCCACGTTCTTCTCTACCGTTACCACATTCATATCATTCTCCCGTTATTAGTATTAACACTATATCACTACAAACGAAAAGAGCAAAAAAACTTGGGGGGGAAGGGCGTGGGGTGGTTCGTTCTTACGCAATCCCAAACCCATCTAGATCGCCAAGCTGACGGCCGTATCCCTGGTCGCGCCCATGCCCAGATCAAATCAACGCATGCACAATTGC